GAGCAGCGGTACAAGGTGGTGAAGGGCGTCAACTTCGGCTGGAAGGCGAAGAACGGCATCATGTACTACAACAAGCGGGCGGAACTGTGGGGGGCTATGAAAGACTGGCTGAAGTCTGCTAGCATCCCCGACGACCGGCGGTTCAAGTCCGACTTGACCGGCGTGATGATTAAGCCGACGTCCAGTGGAGTCATCCAGCTGGAGTCGAAAAAGGACATGAAGGCGCGGGGCCTGGCATCGCCAGACGCTGCGGATGCGTTGGCGGTGACGTTTGCCTTTCCGGTAGCGCACCGGGAGTATGTTGAGAAACCCCGACGGCTCACCTCGCAAGGTGCGGGTGGCGTCTTAAACTCTTGGATGGGAGCGTAGGAAATGAGCAGCAATACCAAACCAATCGGCGTCGCGTATGAGGACCAGAACATCGTTGGTTCCGACCGCATCCTGACCGACCGCGAGCTGGGCTACACCGCCGCCGCGCAGGGCACCGTGACGCAGGCGACCAGCAAATCCACTGCCGTGACGCTGAACAAGTCCGCCGGTGTAATTACAATGAACAACGCATCGCTGGCAACTGCCACCAACGCCACGTTCACGCTAAACAACAATCTTATCAGCGCCAACGACACCGTGATTTTGACTATCGCTGGCGGTCAAACAACGCCCGGTTCGTACAACGTGTTTGCCAACTCGCTGGCTGCGGGTTCGGTAAGCATCACGCTGCGAAACATTTCGGGTGGGTCGCTGTCGGAAGCAATTGTTATTAACTTTGCGTTGATTCACTGCGCTTAACATGGGTAAGTCAGTATCACTTAGTGTAGGCCGAGGCGAAAAGCTGCCGGCCAGCAAAGGTGCCGGACTGACGGCCAAAGGGCGGGAGAAGTACAACCGCGAAACCGGCAGCAACCTAAAGGCGCCAGCGCCGAGCCCTAAGACGGAAGCGGACAAAGGGCGCAAAGCGTCCTTCTGCGCGCGGATGGGTGCGGTAGCGGCCAAGGCCAAAGATGGCGAACGCGCCAAAGCGTCGCTTAAAAGGTGGAAATGCCCATGAGCAAAGCTGGACTCTACGCGAACATCAACGCCAAACGCGACCGCATCAAAGCCGGCAGCGGCGAAAAGATGCGTAAGCCTGGGGCTGAAGGGGCGCCCACCGCCAAGGCGTTCAAGCAGTCGGCTAAGACCGCAAAAAAGAAATAATATGGCTGACTACAACGCCGTAGAAGCGGTAGCTAATGGGGGCTCGCGGTCCGATAAGGACAGCGCCAATGTATTAGCGACCGCGCGCCATCGCATGACAATGGCGATTGCGGCGTACTCCGAGTCGCGCGAAGACGAGATAGATGACCTACGGTTCGCTGCCGGTAGCCCTGACAACCAGTGGCAGTGGCCGGCGGACGTACTGGCGACCCGAGGGTCGGTTCAGGGGCAGACCATCAATGCGCGCCCCTGTCTGACCATTAACAAGCTGCCGCAGCATGTAAAGCAGGTCACTAACGACCAAAGGCAGAACCGGCCCTCGGGAAAGGTCATCCCCGCCGACGACAAGGCGGACGTCGAGGTCGCGGAGATATTCGACGGGCTGGTCCGGCACATCGAGTACATCAGCGACGCCGACGTGGCTTACGACACCGCGTGCGAAAACCAGGTGACGTATGGCGAGGGCTACATCCGCCTTTTGACCGAGTATTGCGACGACGATACGTTTGACCAAGACATTAAAATTGGGCGCATTCGTAATTCGTTCTCGGTGTACATGGACCCGACCATCCAAGACCCCTGCGGGGCGGATGCGGAATGGTGTTTCATCACCGAAGACCTGTTGCGCGACGAATATGAACGTCAATTTCCTGACGCGCAGCCGCTGTCGAGCCTAGAACAGCAAGGCGTTGGCGACCAGTCCTTGTCGCAATGGATTAATGAAGATGTGGTCCGTATTGCGGAGTATTTCTACGCCGAATACGAAAAAGCAACCCTACATTTGTACCCGAACAACATCACGGTGTTCGCTGATTCGCCCGACGCAAAGCAAATGAAGATGATGGGCATCAAACCCATCAAAACGCGCCTTGTGGACCGCCGCAAAATCAAGTGGTGCCGCATCAATGGGTACGAAATCCTTGAGGAACGCGAGTGGGCCGGCAAGTGGATACCTGTCATCCGCGTAATTGGCAACGAATTTGAGGTCGATGGGCGCGTTTTCGTGTCCGGCATCGTCCGAAACGCCAAAGATGCCCAGCGAATGTACAACTACTGGGTCAGTCAAGAGGCCGAAATGCTTGCATTGGCGCCAAAAGCGCCATTTATCGGCTACGGCGGGCAGTTTGAGGGCTATGAGAGCCAGTGGAAGACCGCCAACACGACCAACTGGCCGTATTTGGAGGTCAACCCCGACGTAACCGACGGTCAGGGCTCTGTTTTGCCGCTACCAGCACGCGCGCAGCCCCCGATGGCGTCCAGCGGCCTGCTACAGGCCAAAGCAGGCGCCTCCGACGACATCAAATCGACCACTGGGCAATATGACTCAAGCCTCGGAGCGACCAGTAATGAGCGGTCTGGCAAAGCCATTTTGGCCCGCGAAAAGCAGGGCGATACTGGTACTTATCATTACGTTGATAACTTGGCCCGAGCTATTCGTTACTGTACCCGGCAGATAGTAGACCTGATACCGAAAATCTACGACACGCAGCGAATTGCGCGGATTATCGGCGTAGATGGCGAAGCTAATTCGGCCCGTATTGACCCGATGCAGCAGGAGCCCGTCCGCAAAATTGTGGACCAGATGGGCAACACCATCGAGAAAATCTACAACCCTGGGGTCGGCAAGTACGACGTCTGCGTAACGACTGGTCCGAGCTACATGACCAAGCGTCAGGAAGCGATGGACGCCATGTCGCAGATTCTGCAAGGCAACCCGCAGCTGTGGGCAGTGGCCGGCGACCTGTTCATCAAGAACATGGACTGGCCAGGCGCGCAGGAAATGGCGAAACGGTTTGAAAAGACCATCGACCCGAAATTGTTGGCTGACGACGACAAGTCACCGGCGCTACAGCAGGCCGAGCAGCAGATGCAGGCAATGGGGCAGGAAATGGAGCAGATGCACGCCATGCTCCAGAGCGTCGCGCAGTCGATGGAAGCGCAAGAGCTTAACATCAAGCGTTATGAAGCCGAAACGAAGCGAATTAGCGCCACGATGGCAGGCATGACGCCGGACCAGATTCAAGACGTCGTGTTGGGCACTATTCACGGTATGATGGAGTCAGGTGACCTGATGCCGCAAAACGCCGGAATGCCCGAGATGCCAGCGCAAGACATGATGGGCGAACAACCCCCGATGCAGGCTGAAATGCCACCCGAAATGCTGATGCAGGAGCCGATGCAATGAAGGCTGCTGAATTTGTAGGGTTGTTCTTTTTGGCGCGGGACGTAACGCACAGCGTGCATTTGAACACCCGCAGTTACGCCAAGCACAAGGCGTTGCAAGAGTTCTACGAAGAAATTGTGGGCTTGGCGGACGGGTTTGCTGAAGCCTATCAAGGCCGGCATGGCCTGATTGGCCCTATTTCGCTGCAATCCACTAAGAAAACCAGCAACGTGGTGGAGTTCCTGCAAAATCAGGTAGAAGAAATTGAAGCCGCTAGGTACACCGTGTGTCCTAAAACCGACACGCCGTTGCAGAACTTGATTGATGGTATCGTGGAGTTATACCTGTCCACGCTGTACAAACTTAAATTTCTTTCGTGAGGTTTATATGGCTTTAGCTTCTTACATTACCGCCACGGCCAATCTAAAGCCTAGTTTCGGTAAACTTAAAGGTCTTTTTGTTAGCGCAGCGTCTAGCACGCCGACCATTACGATTTACGATTCTGCCGCAGCAACAACGACCAAAACGCTAATTGGTGTGTTTACTCCGGTTTCGGCAACCAATTATTTCTTTCCGGCAGATGGCCTTCAGTTTAATAACGGGTTGTATATCGTTATTAGCGGAACTGTCGCCGCAACTGTTTCTTTTGAATAGTTATTGCTAGTTTTACCCATATAGGGTAAAAACGCACAAACCGTACCGGTAAGGTTTACCGGGGGCTTTTAAGGAGCCAGTGATGAGTGGTGAAGAACTGTTAGCGGAAGTACCCGCGCCGGAACAGGTAGCGACGGCAGCTCCTGAACCCGATGTTTCAGCGCCGGAAGTTGAAGAGCAGGCAGAGCCCAAGACCTTCACACAAGAAGAGCTTGACGCGATTGTTAGCAAACGGCTTGCAAGAGAGCAGCGTAAGTGGGAGAGAACTCAGCAGCAGAAAACGCCGGTTCAACCGGCAGAACTGCCGCCAGCCGACCAGTTTGAAAGCGTAGAGGCTTATGCCGATGCGCTGGCCGCTCGAAAGGCGGAGCAACTGATTCAGCAGCGGACGGCTCAGCAGCAGCAGACTGAGGTTCTTGAGGCTTATCACGACCGCGAGGAAGAAGCGCGGGGCAAGTACGATGACTTTGAACAGGTCGCGTACAACCCGAATCTTCCGATTACGAACGTGATGGCTGAGACGATTCATTCTTCGGACATTGGACCTGACCTGGCGTATTACCTTGGGTCTAATCCGAAAGAAGCTGACCGTATTTCCCGGTTATCGCCGTATTTGCAAGCTAAAGAAATTGGCCGTTTGGAAGCCAAATTGGTTTCTGAACCGGTAACAAAACGGGTAACTAACGCGCCAGAGCCTATTCAACCCGGTAAACCGCGAAGTGCTTCGGCACCGAGCTTTGATACCACTGACCCTCGGTCTATCAAAAGTATGACCGCATCGCAGTGGATTGAAGCAGAGCGGCAACGCCAGATGAAAAAGCTAGAAGCGCAAAGACTTCGCTAACTAGGAGATATCATGGCTAACTCAATCCTTACGATTGATATGATCACTCGGAAAGCTCTCGAAATTCTTGAGAACAACCTGGTGATTTCCCGCAACGTGAACCGTCAATACGACGATTCCTTTGCCGTCGAGGGCGCCAAAATTGGCTCGACCCTCCGCATCCGTCTGCCTGACCGCGCGCTCGTCACCGATGGCGCTGCCCTCCAGGTGCAGGACGACAACGAACAGTTCACCACCCTGACTGTTGCTTCGCAGAAGCACATCGGCGTGAACTTTACTTCTGCCGAACTCACCATGCAGTTGGATGACTTCGCGGAACGTGTGCTGAAACCCCGCGTTAGCCAGCTGGCTGCTTCGGTTGATGCTGACGTCGCGAATGCGTACAAGAGCATCTTCCAGTCGGTTGGCACCCCCGGCACCGTTCCGGCTACTTCGCTCGTTCTGTTGCAGGCGCAGCAGAAGCTGAACGAATCCGCCGCTGGTATGGCGCCGCGCTATGCCACCGTTAACCCGGCGGCCAACGCTGGTCTGGTCGAAGGCATGAAGGGCCTCTTTAACCCGGTTGATACTGTCAGCCGTCAGTTCAAGAACGGCATGATGGGTCAGGGCGTTCTGGGCCTCGACGAAATCAACATGTCGCAGTCCATCGTCCAGCACACCACCGGTAGCCGTTCGACCTCCGACACCATTCTGGTGAACGGCGCGGTCAGCACCCAAGGTGCTACCACCATCAACCTTGATGGCGGCACGGCTTCGGCTACGATTGCTGTTGGTGACGTGTTCACGATTGCCGGCGTTTTTGCCGTCAACCCGCAGACCCGTCAGTCCACCGGTTCGCTCCAGCAGTTCGTCTGCACCGCGACCGCCACTGCGTCCAGCGGCGCGTGGACCAACGTGGCGATTTCGCCGCCTATCTTTACCAGCGCGAACGCTTTGGCTACCGTGGATTCGTTCCCGGCTGACAACGCTGTCGTGACCTTTGTTGGTTCTGCTTCGACCCAGTACCCACAGAATCTGGTTTACCACAAAGACGCCATTACGCTGGCGACTGCTGACCTCCTGCTTCCGCAGGGCGTGGACATGGCTAGCCGCCAGGTTCACAACGGCATCAGTCTGCGTGTTGTCCGTCAGTACGACATCAACAACGACCGTATGCCTTGCCGTATCGACGTGTTGTATGGTTTCTCAACCATCCGCCCGCCGATGGCCTGCCGCATCTGGGGTTAAGGAGAAAATATCATGGCATTTCCTTCTACCGGCAACGGCTATCAGACTACTGACGGCAATGTTAACGAAATCACCTTGGCGATTCAGGGCGCCCCGGCTACGGTTTCGGCGGCGGGCACTCTGACGGCGGCTCAACTGCTGACTGGTTTGATTGTCGCTAGTGGCACGCCGGGCACGCAGACTCTGCCAACGGTGGCTTTGCTTGAGGCTGCGCTGCCCAACGTGAAAGTGGACAGCGGGTTCAACTTGAATCTGATCAACACGGCTGGCTCTACCGCCACCGTGGCGACCGGCACGGGTTGGACGATTGTGGGCACGGCAACCGCTGCGACTGTTACGTCTGCCGCGTTCCGCGCACGCAAGACCGGCGACGGCTCTTGGACGCTGTACCGAATCGCCTAAAAAGCGAATAGGAACGGGGTGGGTAACCACCCCGTTTTCTTTATGCACATCTACCTCAGACACCCCAGACATGGCACCAAAGTCGCTATCGCGGACGCGGAAGCGGATGCGGATGAACGTAATGGATGGGTGCGATATACTCCCGGTGAACCGGAAGTTCCGGTCAATGAATTAGAGGCTAAACGCCGCCGCCGACCCGCCGCATAGGAGTTTCCGCCGTGCAGAGATATGTCAACTTTATAGCGTCCACGACCTCCACCAGCTCGACGCTAATGGTTCTTTCTAACGCCACCTGCACGGTCTATGTCGCCGGCACTTCTACAGCAGCCACGCTGTACAGCGACAATGGCATCACGCCGTTGGCTAACCCGTTCCTATCGTCTTCGACCGGCCAGGTAGCGTTCTACGCCGCTAACGGACTGTATGACCTTGTAGTGTCCAAGATTGGCTATTTGACCGTTACCATCAGCGCCATTGAGTTAGACGATCTCCTAGCCCCCTCCGGCAGCAACAGTGTTGGCTATCTGCCAGCCGGAACAGGCGCAGTTGCGACAACCGTCCAGACCAAATTGCGCGAAAGCGTGAGTGTGTTGGATTTCGGCGCGGTTGGCGATGGGGTAGCGGATGACACCACAGCAATTGTAAACGCGATTACTGCAGCGCAAGCCGCTTATAAATCGGTTTATTTCCCCGGCGGTAAATACCGAGTGACCACCGGCGGGATTAACATTGCAGGAGTGGCGCTTATCGGGGCCGGCGTGCCGGAATTTGGCAATACCTACAACGACAATTCATCCGTTATTTTGTTGGATTCCACAACGGTCACGCCATTTATTCTTGGGCTTGGATGGAACATTAGCGGGCTGACGTTTTTCTATCCCAATCAAGACGGCACAGCCGTTACGCCAATCGTGTACCCACCGCTGTTCACAGGCACTTATGTGGCCGGCGGCATCATGAACAACGTCACCGTTTTGAACGCTTATCAAGTGTTCAAATTTACTTCTGGCACTGCCATCGGTGATTTTCGTTTAGACCAATGCCGCATGTATGGCATTGATAAGGTGTTCTGGTTTCTTCAGGGCGCGCCAGAAGTCATCAACGTCAGCGACTGCATTTTTTCCCATGGAATTTTTGTTCCTTCTTATGTGCCGAATGTGTATTTACGGGATTACACAAGCGCAAGCGGCGAGTTTGTGCGGATAGACGTTGCAGCTTCAAGCAAGACTTCAGTTGATGGGTTTAACCTAAACCAATCATTGGTTTATGGGTATAGGTACGGCATCCGAGTGCTTTCTGGAATTTTAAGCGTTAGCACCATTAACAACAATTGGTTTGACCAAGTACGCACGGCTCTTTCTGTTGAGACTCCTGGAACTATTGCCAACACCCGCTGGACAGGAAATTACCATTGGTCTATGAGGCCCGGTTTTGTTTCGGGAACGCCAGGAACGTATGGTTACAACACTACAGACCCAACCATATTTTCCAGTGCATCAGGCGGCGGTGGGAACTTGCTTATTTTTGACAATGATTTTGTTTGGAGTCAAGGCAGCCACATTTCGTGGAATGCTGCGTCATTTGCAGACGTAAAAATTACAGACAACAGGTTTCGTAGTTGGGGCAAAGACGCTGTAAGCGCACCTACTAGTTATTATGGCATTAGCGCAACAGATGGAACATTAAACGGCTCAATTGGCCTTAATAAATTTCAGCCAACTGGCGGCGTAATTGCACACAACAGGAACGGAATTGGTATTGGAAATGCGGCGGATGTTGCAATTGTTACCAACGAGTTTGACGATTGTTATTTACCAATTTGGATTATTGCCGCAACCCGAGTG